ACTGAGCGCATTTTGACTCTTGAAGAGTTCCAAGTTCAACGCCAAATCTGCAAGAAGGACTTCTTCATTGACTGGACAACTGCCGATGTAATGAGCGGTCGTGTAAACACCCAAATCCAAGACGCTATCATTGGTCGCTTGGTTGGTGGTATTGCTGCTGCTAACGAGACCATCATGTGGTCAGGTGTTAACGCAACTGCAGGTCAATACGATGGTTTCGAAACTTTGATTAAGGCAGGTGGTTCAGGTGCTGTATCTGCAGGTTCAGGCGCATTGAGCGATACTAACATCATCGCGACCATTTGGGATGTAATCAACACTGCTCCTGCCGCTGTAAAAGGTGCTGCTGAAAAGCCTGCAATTTACATGGGACAGGCTGCATGGGAAGCTTACATGCAAGCGCAAATTGCTGCCGGCAATGGATGGTATTTGACAGGTGGACCAGAGGTTAGCCGTCGTTTCGTAGGAATGTACGAAATCTACGTTTGCCCGGGTATGACTGCAAACAACATCATCTTCGCACAGCCAAGCAACTTGATGCTCGGTACATGGCAAGAGAACCAAATGAACGAAGTGTTCATCTTGGACATGCAGAACTTGGATGGTTCACAGAACGTTCGTTACGGTGCTCGTTTCTACATCGGAGCGCAGATTGCAGTTGCTGAAGACATCACCTACTGGGGAGCATAATCTTTAAAAAATAACGGGGGTGTAAAAGCCCCCTTTTATATAACTAATTAAAAATCAACACTATGGCTTGTGAGTTGACTACGGGCTTCACATTAGGGTGCCTCGAAGGTATCGGTGGGGTCAAAGAGGTTCTTATTGCTAACTACGCAGACTTTGAAACAGGTATTACCTATGGTGGTACTGATGGCGAAGTGGATGGATTGCCAGGCACTGCCCTTGCGCCTGTAATAATCTATCGTTACGTTCCATTCCGCAATAGCGGTTCTTACATTGAGACAGTAAACAAAAACTTGGAAACAGGTACTTTGTTTTTCTCTCAAGAAGTTGGATGGACTTTCGGTAAATTGAACCAAGAAATGCGCAACGAATTTTTGAACGTAGCAAAGGCAAAGATGATTGTGTTTGTTCGTACCAATGATGACCAAATCTTGTTGGTTGGTGCAGGCGAAGGCTCGCAGCTGACCGCAGGTACTGTTCAATCGGGTGCGCAAAAGGCAGATTTGATGGGTTACCAAGTGACTACGATTGCAGAAGAACTTTCTCCTGCTGTACACCTTGAGCCATTCACTACTGTGCCTTTCGATAACTTTCCTGGCATTCAGGTAAGCCCTGCTTACTAAGAATTGTTTTCCGTTGTGTTCTTGTTGTATTAAAGGGGGCAGGTTTACACTTGCCCCTTTTTAAATAAAGTCAATGATCTATCTTCAAACAAATACACCAGACCAACAAGTGTTCTTATCACTTGACGAAGCACGGCAATACTTTGCTACAGCCTTCACGAACTATCTTATAATCTTAACGCACGAAGAGAACAGCACTACGGGCAATGACCTTGCACAGGTTGCGGTCATCGTTAATGAAAACGTGCGCATAACGGAACTTGAAATTACAACGGTTGGCCTTACATTAGCAGGGCGTTACAGGTATGAAGTATATGGACAAAATTCTAATAGCAATACTGACCCGACAAGCGGTCTTGTTATTGGTTTGTGCCAGCGTGGATATGCTGTATTAAATCAGAATACAACGTGGTTTGATGTGCCTGTAGTAACCATACCAAATGACATCATCTATGAACCATAATGAATCGAATATAGTATCATTGAAGCTTAGCGAGTATGTTGCTAAGTCAGATGCGGAAAAAGTAGACCGCAAAGGTTGGGTAAACTACGGAGATGCAAATGACTTTCCACAATACCTGCGCGACCTTGCGCATGAATCACCCGTACATGGTAGCTTAGTTGTTGCCATTGGTGACATGATAGCTGGAAAGGGAATTCAATCGGAGCAATACCAAGCAGAACTCGATGCACTTAAAATTGATAGCCTAACCTATGCCTGTGCGCATGACTTGAAGTTGTTTGGTGGTTTTTATATCGAAGTAATTTGGAGCAATGACCGCACGATGATATCAAAGCTAAACGCAATACCATTTGAAGAATGCCGCATTGCGGTGAATCAGGATGACGATAGCGAGATAGGAATCTTCCATAGCTACGATTGGAGCAACACACGAAAGAAACGCAACACGCCTGAGTTCATTCCCAAGTATAACTACTTGACACGCGAACAAGAGCCACGCCAAATTTATTGGTGCTTCACTTACACCGGTTCGGATGTGTACCCACGCCCCGACTACTGGAGTGCGATCAACTACATTGAGTTAGACAAGCAGATTTCAATCTTCCATATCAACCAAATTTCGAACGGTCTTTTCCCATCGACCATCATTAACTTCTACAATGGGCAGGCAACGCCAGAGCAGAAGCAGCAGATGATGATGGATTGGGAAAACAAGATGAGTGGCGCACGTAACGCAGGTAAGGTGGTCATGTTCTTCAATGAGCGCGATCAACCTAAGACTGAGGTTACACCATTCCCTGTAAACGATGCGGACAAGCAGTATCAATTAATGAACGATACGGCAACGCAGAAGATTATTACTGCGCATCGCGTTACTACGCCACTTCTTTTTGGTATTCGTGAAAACACAGGATTTGGTAGCAATAAGGATGAGATGGCTACAGGTCTTGAGATATTCAACAACCAAGTGATTGAGCCATATCAGGCAAAGATTAATTATAGCCTTGAGGAACTACTAAGCAATCAAATGCCGGGTGTGACCTTTGAGATTATACCAAACACACCACTTGCAGTTCAGCAGGCAGAAGTGATTGCGGATACAACAGGTGGAACAACAGCCGATGTCGCTGCAACAGCCCTGAATGGTGCGCAGATTACATCGCTCGTTGACATCGTGATGCAAAGTGCTGCAGGTGCTGTGCCTGTGTCGAGCGCAAAAGCAATCGTGCAAGCTGCATTCCCAACGCTACCTGCTGCAACGGTTGACGCAATCTTTGCTGATGTGGTTAGCGGTTCGCTGCAACCACAGGAAGTCATCATGAATGACGAAAAAAAAAAAGATGATAGCACGGTAGGTGATGCCCTTATAGCATTAGGCGAAGACTGGAAAGAAGAGTGGTTGCTTATTGATGCCTACAACGCAGATGAAGAAATCGAACATGAATTTGCAGTGCGCACAGGAGCGGCACGACCTGCGGCAAAGAGCGAACAAGACGCGATTATCGATGGCAAATACTTTATTACACGTTATGTGTACGCAGGTAGTTTTACCCATGATAATATGCGCCCATTCTGCAAAAAGATGGTGGAAGCAGGTAAGCTTTACCGCAAAGAAGATATTGTAGCTATGGAAAACGTAGCTGTCAATCCCGGATGGGGCCCTAATGGTGCGAACACATACGACATTTGGTTCTACAAAGGCGGTGGTAACTGCCGACACTTTTGGGAAAAGCGTGTGTATGTAGATGCAAAAGGCGCAAAGATTAATCCTAACGACCCCGATGCAAAGAGAATAGCTGTTGCACTTGCTGAACGTATGGGCTATAAGGTGCGAAACAATTCACTTGTTGCAAAGCTTCCTGAGGACATGCCCTATAACGGCTTTCTACCAACCAATCCTATTTACGGCAATCAATAATTACAACTATGGCAGAGGTACTACTAATATCAGAGAACTATATCAAGAAATACACCACCGTGAATGGTAGTGTTGACCCTAACTTGCTATATCCTTCCGTGTATTTGGCGCAGGATAAATGGCTGCTTCCCTTTTTGGGAACTAATCTGCTGAACAAGATTAAGGATGATGTAGCCAACAACACGATTGCTGGCAACTATCAAGTATTACTTGAGGATTACATTCAAAAGTGTTTGCTATGGTGGGTGATGGTGGATGTAACGCCTAACCTGTGCTATCGCATGGACAACGGCACGCTCGTGCAACGCCAAAGCGAAGACACTATACCGGTTTCGGATGTGGTGATGAAGGACATGATAGATCGCGCAAGGCAGAATGCAGAACACTACACCACATTGCTTGTCGATTACCTGTGCGCTAACTCAAGTTTGTTCCCTGAATACTCCACAAGCACTTGGCCTGAGCGTTCACCACGCACGGATGTAACCAACACGCTAAACTACCAGTTCAGCACCGGCAACACGGCAACATCTTTTCGTCCGACCTACTCTCGTAACATCATTAATCGTATACCATGAGTGATAAGAAGACCTTGAAACAAGATTACACTGAACGTTTGCGCAAATATGAGCGCGAGCTTCAACTAAAACTAAGAGCCAATGGCAAACAAGAAGGAACAACCACAGCAAAAAAGTAACAAGTTAAAGTCACTGCGCTATAAGTTGCAGCTGCTCGATGGCTTGTGGTCAATACCACTTGCCTTCTTAGTGTTTGCACTATCAGGCACTGTGTCCGTTGCCTATTTCAATGACGCAATCATTAGCACCGAATACATCCAGTATATCGTGCTTGCTGCACTCGTCATGGTCTTTGCCAACTTCGTGGTTTTTTTGGGCATCAGGTTCAATTTTCGGGCATTGCAACGCACGATATACGACAAAGAAGTTAAGTATGAAATAAACACCTATCTAACGACATGGCAAAAGGTTGTCTTATACCTGCTCTTATATGCTTTCTACTTTGCTGCCTACCTGTATATTTTACACATGCTGATGACGGTTACTGCGTAAGGGCAACAGCAGCGTCATTCGTAGGCGTAAGGGAAAAGGGTGGCAACAACATGGGCTTTAATGACAAGGCTCTTCTTGTGCTTATGAAGCAGCAAGGTTGGAAGCCCGGCTATGCATGGTGCAGCTTTTTCGTTATGGCTATGCTTGACGAGTGCGGCATACCTCACACCATCACAGGTTGGTCACCGACCGCATACAACCGCAATGATGTCATTTACACGGATGGTAAATTCGTGAAGTCGTTTAGCGATGGTGATGCACTGGTGATGACATTAAGTTACAATTCATTTAAGGGAAAGAGATACAAGGGTATTGGTCACACCGGCATCGTGGACAAGGTGGCTAAGTATTCAGTGCGCACCATTGAGGGCAACACTAATGACCAGGGGATGCGCGATAGCCGCACACGCGATGGAGTGTATTACAAGATTCGTCCACTATCTAAAAACTTACACATAACACGATGGAAGAAAACAAGCTAAGAAACACTGTGCTAATCGCAGCGGTTGCAGCGGTTGTGCTAATCATGATTATTGTTGGTGTTAAATCCTGCAACGAGAACGAAGACCCTGCGGTTGACAGGCTCAGGTCTATCAATGATTCACTCTATGATGTGATTGAGCAGAACAATCAAAAGACCGATTCACTTTTCATCAAGATTGATTCACTCAATATCCATCAAGACACCATCATCCAGAATCAGCAAATAACAAATGAA